AGGGTACTCTAACATAAGTTATATAATTTATCTATAAACTTTATATTGTCTTTATGATGACGTAACCTTTCTTTAGAATTAATCCATCAAACTCTTAACACTCTCCCAATCCTCTTCAAACAATTGCATACCCTTCTCAGTTAAAATGTGGTTATACATTTTATCAAATATTGATGGAGGGATTGTACATATATGGGCTCCATACTCAAATGCCCTACCAACTTGTCTTACACCTCTGATAGATGCAGCTAGTATTTCTGTATTATAAACTTGTTGTTTAGTAAAGATACTAGCGATCTCTTTTACCAAACACAATCCACCAAATGAATTGTCATCCACTCTTCCTACGAATGGTGAAACATATGCAGCACCTGCCTTCGATGCAAGTATTGCCTGTGATGCTGAGAATATAAGAGTTACATTAACCTTGATTAATTCTCTTGATAACTCTCTACATGCAAACAAACCATCTGGAGTACAAGGTACTTTAATCGTTGCACACTTACCAAAAGTTTTTGCAAGTCTTCTACCTTCCACAACCATTTCAGGGCCATCTCCCATGACCTCCATACTAATATCATTATAACCTATGTCTCTTAACTCAAGATAGACATCCTCTGGTTTCCTACCACTCTTCATAATAAGAGTTGGGTTAGTAGTAACACCATCAATTAGTCCAGTAAGGAATCCGTCATGGAGTAGCTTAGTATCAGCAGTATCTAGAAAAAGCTTCATAGTCTTGAATGAATCATCCATAATTCTCATCTTATATATCAATTGGGGTAATAATCTTTCTTCATATACCGCCCAAGTATGTTGGAATTATAATACGAAGGCGTGCCATCGGCAAGTGATTCTGTCAGTACATCATGAAGAAACAATTGTCTGGTCTCTTCATAGTTTACTTTTCCTAGAGTTTTATGGAGACTTATGATTTCTCTTCTAAAGTTTTCTTTGCCCAATAGTTTAACATCGGACTTAAGTTCTTCAGAACTTCCGTAGTACTTTTTCCAGTCACTCTCACTCGTAACTCTGCGTTTCCCACCTCTAGGCTTTCTACGCTGGGTAAAATACTTTCTTCCAATATACCTTTTCCCTGAGATTGTATTTGTAATACAGTAGACGTAACCGAAGAAGTCGCCAATATCATCAGAAGTGAAATTTGTACCCTGATATAGCCAGGGGTTTTCATAATTTCCTTCATCAATCGATTCCATTTCATAATTTTTATGTCGTTGTCCTATTTATGACGGTTCAGTAGGCCAAGTAGGATTTCTAGGATCGGATGTATTAGCAGGCAAATCCCTTAATGTCTGACGATAAGTTGCCCATTCATTTTTCTTGGAAGTAGACAATCCATTATCATCCATCCTAGTCCAATCACATCTTGTAAGTTTAGCATTTCTTCTGTCTCTTAAAATAGCACTCCAATCCTTAGCATCCTCTATCGCTTTCGTTTCCTCTTCCCATAATTTAAATTGACTATTAAATGTGGGTTCTGCTTGTGAATATATTCCTATCTCACTCATCGTAGTATTTAATGTTCCATCATTATATTCTACGTGTCCAGTGGAAGTGGAATCATCCCAATGAACTGCATGAACGTTTGAAGGGATCCATGACATACTAGTAGTAATGCCAGTAATAATAGTATCACCAATTCCAATTGCTTTATCTGGAACAATAATAGTTAATTTCATTGAACAATATCCTTTATCATATTTATTTGTTTAGGTGGTTGTTTTAATTGAGTAGCGATATTAACAGTCTCATTTCTAAATGACTCAACAGCAGCACCAGTTTGTCTTTGCATCTGAGAATTTTCTATTAATAACACAGGCATCCAAGTGACTGCACATCCCCATTCATCAATTTCTTTACCAGTCTGAGGATCATTTCCTCTAACTTGAGTAAACCAAGAACATTGTGTTTGAATACAATCTTTTCCTATTAAAGGACAGAATTTACCAACTTCAAGTTTCATAATAATTAATCCTTTGCAGCTATTATAACATCAAGATACCGAACATTCAAGTTAACAGTTGCCTGAGTAAATCCATGATCATGAGCTTGTCCACCACCACTATACGCTGAATTTCTACCATAACTACGGTTTTGATCACTTGCAGAGTAACTTCCAGCGTCAGCATATAAACCATGTTCTTGTGTGTTTTGACCAGCAGTAGAGAAATTATTATCGTCTTTTGGTGCTCCCGATATCCAGTGACGGTGAGATGGTATCTGGTTTGTTGATAATGTAAGTTGTAAGGGATTACCACCACTAGTAGCTCTACTACTATGAAATGCAGTACTAAAGTCTACACTACCACCAGATCCAGCAGTTCCAGATACAACTCGCAATGCTCTTTGGTTTGTGTCAGAAGTATCTTTAGTCCATCCCGTAGGTGCAGATGTCTGTTGGAATAACATTCTTGTTCCAGAAGGAAGAATATTTAAATTAGTAACATCTAAATTAGGGATAAAAGCATATTCTACCGTTAATTTATTTTGACTTGGATTAAACCAGAATGTAGTAACATCATGTTGTACACCTTTATTTCCAGAATTATTACTTACATTCTCATCAGAAAAAAGAACAGCATAATTGTTATTAGAACTATTAACAGTCTGATAAACTTCAGTAGCAGTTGCTGCATTACCACTAGTATTTTGATTACCAGTAGCATTTACACCAGGTAAATTTATACTACCACTACCATCAAAGTTTACACCACCAATACTTCTTACGGTTGCAAGTTTAGTTGCTGTTGCTGCATTACCTGATGCATTACCTGTTAGAGAACCAGTTACATTACCAATTAAATTACCAGTTATAGTTTCAATGTATGCTGTCTTCCACTTTTGAATACTATTACCTAAACTACGGTTATTTCCTAAAGAATCTGGACTAACATCAGAATCAATAGCAGAAACTATTGATACTGTATCATTAGTAGCATTACCTATATTAACATGACCGTTTAAATCAGTTTGTCCACTTACAGTAAGTGAACCTAATGTTCCAAGACCAGTCAGAGATGAATTTGTAATACCACCTGCAAGAGTACCACCACTCAAAGCAGAAGCAGAATTACTAACAGTCTCCCAAGTCATTCCACCTGTATTACCAGATCTCTTACATAAGAACTGACCATCACTACCACCATTACTAATCTTTAAATTGGCTTCATCTACTATATTATTGTCTATCGTTGCACTTAATTCAACATTACCATTACCATTAAATGATACTGCGTTTGCAGTTATCTCTCCACTAATACTAAAATTCCTACTAGAAGCCAATACCGTAGCACTAGCAGCATTACCTGATGTATCCTGATTACCAGATTGATTAACACCTGGTAGATTTATTGCAGCAGTACCATTAAATGATACTCCACCAATGTTTCTTGCTGTTGCAAGGGCAGTAGCAGTATCAGCATTACCAGTTACATTACCAGTTAAAGGGCCTGAAAATGCAGTTGCAGCTGCAGTTCCTGTTACCGTTATTCCCGTACTAGATGTAATTAACTTTTCTGATCCAGCATAATATAAAGCAGCTCTTGCACTAGTACCACTGAATAATTTGAGTATTGGTCTCCAACCAGTATCATAGAACTGATATGCTCCTGTTGAAGGGCCACCATTTGACTTAAATATTAATGGGCCTGATCCAGTCTCTTTGATAAAGGAACACCAATCGTCACCAGCAAGAATATCATCTCCATTAGAATCATTCTGACCAGAAAGATCATTAGTATGAGATATATGTAAGTCATTACCATTACCAAATCTTATTTTACTATTATCACTAACATCAACTCCTGATGTTGATATAACATTAGTACTTGGATTATATGTTAATTGTGGATCAGTCTTTACACTATTATTACCAGATGATGAATCAACAAACGTTAAAAATCTAGATGCATTAGTGTTACTATCATCATTAATTGCTACCAATGATGCAGCACCAGCAGATAAACTTCCTGCGTTTACCCACTTAGTATCTGTACCATCTGATGAAAGAACCTGACCACTACTTCCAAAATCATTATCTCCATCCTTTAATTGACCAGCTAAATGGAGAGTAGTACAAGTAGTAATACCAGTTAATGGTGGAAGATCTGTACTTAATTGAATACCATGAGAAGGCCCATTAGCGATCATACCATCTCTAGTAGTACCACCAGTTCCTAAATCATCTTTAACCCAACTAATCCAATTAGCCATTTATCTACGACTTTAGTTCTATTTATGACTCACTTACAATAGTAGCCTTACGCCACTTTGCAGTCTGATAAGTCATACCATTAATACCAGTAACTATACTCTCATCATTATTAATAACTGTCTCAGCCTGAAATAATGTTGGGAAAACTCTTCTCTCAGAAAAATCCTCAGTCCATCTTAAATCTTTTTCGGCAGATGTATCTTCACCCCTAATATAAGTATCGTTACCAAAGACATTTTGACTCTTAATATGATATGCCATAGAATTTTTAGTTATTTATTAATTAATTTAATATTATTGGATAATAAGATTAAATGATACAGATATTCTGTCTTCATCAGATTTATTTTCTGTTACATGATGTATTAAATGTGATGGAAAAACTAACATTCTCCCTTCGATAGGAGGAAAATAATAACTATGATGTATTCTATGTTTATCTTTAAATTCTTCAGTATATGATCTTACCTCCCTATCCGCCTGAAAATCAACAGGAGAAATAAACTCAATTCTGCCACTATTTTCTGGTATTTTAATCCATAGAACTCCAGACAAATTGGAATTAGGATGATGGTGTTTTGCATTATAATTACCAGTCTTATTAATATTAATCCAAACCTCACCACTTAATCCATAAGATTCTTTAATTGTAGGAAACCCTGCTAAACAATTCATCAAAGTACCCTGCAATATATCATCTTTATTTCTTATATTAAAATTTTTTGATTGCCAACCACCACGATTTGAAACAGTTTTACCAACAGAATCCTGTTTCTGTATATCATAGGCATAATCAATTAATTTATTTTTTATTTGATCAAATCCACCAATATCAAATTGATGTATTGGTACTGGAAAGATAGGTATAGTTTTATAATTTGAATCCATATAATAATTCCCAAGTTTCTTTATAGTCCTCTACATTATACGATGTTCCCATCATATTGTCCACTATTGTCATAGCTAAGGTGTGATCATTACCACCTTTTTCAATTCTATCACCAAAGAAATGTATATCATCATCCTTAGAAAAATCTCTTAGGATCTGACTCTTATCACTACCTAATGGGCCAATATCAAGACCTGTTTGTCCTCCAAGTGCTACAGTCAATTCAGGAAACTGATTTCTAATTCTGTCTGCTATATCTTCTCTTTCCAATCTTTCCTTATCCCATTTAATATATTCCTCTCTTCCGACAAAAGGATCTTTACCCCTACCCAAAATACTAAAGTTAACTCCACCAGGTCTCCTCTCAATATGCAATCCATTACGAATAGGAAAACAACTATATGCTAACTCATCTTCTAAAAATCTTTCTACCTTTTTTGGTAGTTCCCATTCATCTCTATAGACATTTACATCCCTTTCATACACATCAGAACCAGAACAATTATATACTCGTTTAACAGTGTAACATATATCCAATCCCAACTGCTCTAATGTCTTCTGCCTATCACTACCAGTAACTAAAGAAACATGATTGTTGCGACAAAATATAAGGAACGGAGCCCAGAATTCATGAACAATTTCCTTTCTACTAGGAGTTAATGTACCATCGACATCAAATATGTATTTACGCATGTGTAATTATAATTTAAATCCTGAGAAGGTATCTTTTTTGACATCTTGTTTAATACCACCAACAACATAGGACTCAACCTCTGTCTCTTGTGGTGCCACTTGTAAACCCTTAGAACTGATCCAATGTTCTGTCCAAGGTAATGGATTATTCTTTAATGGAATATCATATACTGGTTTCAATCCAATAGATCTCATTCTCTTATTAGCAACCCACTCAACATACTGATGTAACAACTTATCATTAAGGCCAATCATACTTCCATCTTTAAATAAGTACTCAGCCCAAGCCTTCTCCTCATTAACACACTTATCAAACATTTTATATGTCCACTCTTCCTCTTCTTTAACAATCTCTTTCATCTCAGGATCATCACCCTTTCTCCAATTGTTTATTATATTTTGGGTGATTGCAAGGTGTTGATTCTCATCTCGTGCAATGAGGGATATAATCTTAGCTGACCCTTCCATAACTTTAAGTTCACCAAAGGCAAAACTACAAGCGAAACTAACATAAAAACGAATACCTTCCAGTATGTTGACATTGGTTACTGCCCTATAGAGATGTTTCTTTAGATCCTTTCTTGTCCATTCTACTGATGGAGATCCTGCTGAGTCTGGTTTCCATTGACTACCACTAGCCCACTCCTGTGCATAATTTATAAAAGTATCATAAGATTCTGTTACACTAGCAGCACGTTCTAGAATACGTGGGTCATTGATAATAGTATCAAATACTTCAGAAGGATCTGCATAAACATTTTTAATGACATAAGTATATGATCTACTATGAATCATCTCCATAAAAGACCATACTTCCATACATGCTTCTAACTCAGGTAGAGAACAGTAAGGTAAGAAAGCCATGCCAGGAGCACGACCCTGAACAGAGTCCAACATGATCTGATACTTCAGATTACTGGTATAGATATGTTTCTGTTCTGGTCTTAATGTTTGATAATCTCCACGATCTTTCTGTAGTGATACCTCTTCAGGTCTCCAGAAATATCCCAACTGAGATTTAGTTAGATTCTCAAACTGAGGATATTTAAAATTATCATATCTTTGAACACCTAATGGTTTACCAAGAAACATAGGTTGTTTTTTGGTGTCAACATCTTCAGTATTGAAGACGGTCATACCTCTCATGTCAGATAGCACAGGATTCACACTCCTCTTCCTTGGAATCATTTTGTAATTTATTAATAAGATCTTCTAAATATGCAGTATCTCCAGTAGCAACATCATCAGTCTTAAGGTCATTAGTGTTCTGATAATATGATGTCTTCCAACCCAACTTATACGTGGTTAGAAGATCCTGTGCCATTACACTTACAGGTACTTCATTATCATCATAATTCTGTGGATTATAACTCCAGTTACCAGATATAGCCTGATCAAAGAACTTCTGCATTACTGCTACTATATTAATATACCCTTCATTAGATGGCATATCCCATAATAAAGTATAATTATTCTTTAAAGATCCATAAGATGGAACAATCTGTTTAAGAGGCCCTTTCTTTGATTTCTTAACGGACAAGTAGTCTCTAGGAGGCTCAATTCCATTTGTCTCGTTTGACACAACGGAGCTACTCTCCGAAGGCATTTGTGCGGACAATGTTGAGTGCCTAAGGCCGTGCTCCAAGATAGATTTTCTAAGAGATTCCCAATCATACTTTAATTTGTTTGGTACGATTTCATCGATATCTTTCTTGTATGTATCGATAGGAAGAATTCCATCAGAGTACTTAGTACGTCCAAAGTTCTCACACCATCCTTTCTCTTTAGCAATTTCATTGGATGACTTAATCAAATTATATTGAAAAGCCTCTGTCAAATCATGTACAAGTTGCCATGCTTCAGGATCCTCATACTTAACTCCTTGTTTAGCAAGATAGTGTGCAAGACCTATGAAACCTATACCAAGAGATCTTCTTGACTTTGTAGCTCTCTCTGCAGCAAGTACAGGATATTGTTGATAATCAATTAGTTCTTCTAATCCACGAACAGATAGATCACATAATTCTTCTAACTCATCTAAATCTCTTAACTTACCTACATTAACTGCACTAAGAATACAAAGTGCAATCTCTCCTAGATGATCATCAATATGACTTATAGGATATGTTGGAAGAGTAATCTCTTGACAAAGATTACTCATATGTACTTGATCTTTAAATGATGAATGAGAATTACAATGATCAATATTCATTATGTAGATACGACCAGTCTCGGCACGTTCCTTGAGGAGGTCGAGGATGAGTTCTTGGGCTCCGATTGTGGTTCTGGGGATTGATTCATCAGCCTCATAACGAGTATAAAGCTCATCAAAGTTACTGGTGCCAAAACTCTCATACAAGCCAGGGCAATCATGAGGGGAAAATAAGGTGATTTCCTTATTCTCGATAAAACGTTCATAAAAAATCTTACTTAACTGGATGGAGTAGTCGAGCTTTCTGACTCTGTTGTCTTCACTTCCTTTGTTGTTTTTGAGTACCAAGATGTCGCTGATTTCTTGATGCCAGATAGGAAAGTGGACAGTTGCGGAGCCG